GCCTCTTGCTGCGCTTTCACTTGCTCAGCGCGCCGCGTGTCATTGTACAAAGCCCGCGTCACGGGCTTCAAATACGGTCGACGCAACACACCTTTAATACTACGATAGATGCCTTTGACATAGGGGGCTGCCGCACGCACCAACTCCGGTGCTGCCATTGCCAACCCACCCAATTGCAAAGTACCAGCAGCAGCTGCTGGTACAGCCGGGACGTGAATCCCGGCCCCCACCAACGCGGGAATCATCTTCGTTAACACGAAGATTCTAGATCCGGATTCCCATCGTACGACTCGATGTCGCCGAAGCATATCTCGGACCCAGTTATCTGTGTCATGTAGTACTCACGCGACTTGACATAACGACGTCCAGTATCCAGCGTGACAAGTAAATCTCTAAGTTTGTCGAAATGCACGTCGTCGAACGCATACTCGGAGCACGCTGAAGCCAACGTCGCAGCAAGCTGCGGTGGCTTTTGATGCCTAATCGAGCACAGGTTCTTCTCCCAATACGATGGTCTAAAGACAACAGAGCTACTTGCTGGATGGCGAATAAACGTCCGACCCACATAGTTTGCCCCTATCAATGTTCTCATCGGGTGCACATCTTCATCCTTTATCAAGAAACCCAAATTACGAAGGAATTTCACATAATTGGCCAAGAAACCGCCCGTATTACAGTCCTCACAATAAAGATCAGGACATCGGTCGATACGCTCAATAGTGTCATCCCCAGTTGCAAAAATTGTATGGCGCCTCTTGTCAAACCCGCCATGATGTCTCTGGCAGTATAAGACCTTCAGCGCAACTTGCATACGAGAATTCGCCGAAATTGTAAGCTTGCAGCCGCTGCGCATTATGCCCGGCACAACCTGCTTGACGAGTGTGCCATCACTGAAGACGACATCACTACATGCCAATTGTTGATACCGAATGCGCCACAGCCTCGCAAAAGCACTATTTGCAGGGGGTGGATTATTACACAGGCGCCATCGCGCCTCACCCTCAACTTCCCACAGCCAGCCCGGGACCGTCATGTCCCAAGCCGTTTTGTCAGTCTCTGCAAACTCGTGTTGCTCACCTTCTGGTTCCATCTCCTCAAAAATCTCACCCATGCCGTTGCCGAACTCTGACAATCCAGGCTTCGACGGGATGAGGCGATAGTTTGACAATTCAGCACGAAGACTCGCCCCAAAGAGCAGCTGATCCACCAGCTGATCCAACAGCGACACTGACCAAATGCACCTCAGTCGACCCGAGATGATCTTCGCGATTTTATGCCATTCCGGCTTGACAAAAATTCGAACGGGGTAGCATCTGCCACCACTCAACAAATGGTTAATATGTTGTCGAACCCAGATGAACAACTGCACATAGCCAACCTCCTCAATGAGCTTCCCATTGGTTTGATAGCGTAGTAACAGCGGCCAACCCGGAC